CGGCAGGGCAGTAGCCGCAAAAGCAGGAGATTTTATCGCTGGAGTGGCCTTGAGCAGTGCGGCGGAAGCAGGGACATGGATAAAAGTCCAGCTTATTAAAGCAGGTTATAAGCCTGCTGCCACGAATACAGATACAAATACAGAAGGAGGCAAGGAAGAATGAGTGGAAGAAAAGTAGAGAGTGCCGCAGAACTGCAGGCACGTATTGCCAAAGGCTGGAAGCCGAACCGTTATTTAACAAATATGAGTATGGCGAGTTTTGCAAACGCAGGGGATTATGTAGCAACCAATATTTTCCCAATCTGTCCAGTAACTTTTTCTACTGGATATTATTATGTGTATAACAAGGGAGACCTTGCAAGGGATAATGTACAGAGAAAGCCAAAGTTTGGAAAAGTTTCGCCTGCGCAGATGGGACATAGCGATGCAACGTATCATTGTGAGGTGGACCAGATTATTGTAGGGATTGACCAGATTGGCGCACAGAATTACCAGCGTGCTTTGGTGCCGCCTTCGATTGACCCAAAAAGGGCGAAGAACCGCTTTATTGTGGACCAGCAGCTTTTACACTTGGATATTATGTTTGCAAAGAACTTTTTCAAAGCCGGCGTATGGGCAAATGAATTTGAAGGGATTGCTTCTGGTTCGGCAGCGGGCAGCAGCCAGTTTATTAAATTTTCAGATGCCAATTCAGACCCAATCCAGTTTTTTGATGCCCGTATGCGGCAGATTCGTCTGGAAGGGAGAAGGACACCGAATAAATTGACGCTTGGGTACGATACATACCTTGCGCTAAAGGAACACCCAGATTTATTGGAGCGCGTGAAGTATACAGGAAGTACAGCAAATCCGGCAAAGGTGAATGAGAAAGTTCTTGCAGAACTGTTTGGGGTGGATGAAGTAAAAGTACTGTATGCAACTTATAATGCAGCGGAGGAAGGGCAGAAAGATGATATGCAGTTTATCTGCGAGCCAGACGGGGCACTTCTTTCTTATACTACTTCCAGCCCGCAGATTGACGAGCCTTCCGCCGGATATATCTTTACATGGGATATGCTTGGGGACGGAAATTATATGGCGACAGACGTATTTGAAGGGGAAGGCGGAACCCATTCCGAATTTATGGAAGGGCTTCTTTCTGTGGATATGAAAAAGACCTGTGATGATTTGGCGTGCTATATGAAGAAATGTGTGTAGGAGATAATATGCAGTATTTATGTGTTAAACAGCTTGCTGCGGGCGGGACAGTTTACTATCCGGGGGAGGTTATCCCGGATAGTGTTATCCTGCCTGAAAGAAGTGCGAAGCTGATAAAAAGCGGATATCTTTCAGAATTGGATATGGAAATGCCATACAAATCTATTCATGAACAGGCAGAGCCGGGTACATATGACGGAACAATTCAGATTGTTATGAAAGGCATATCCGAGGGGGAAAATGAACAGTTGACAAGCGTTGCAGCAAAGGCAGATGAAATCCAGCAGGTATTTTCCATTATGCAGATGAGCGCGGAGGAGGGAGCAAAAGAAATCACACAAGTAAAGAGTGAGAATGTACTGGTACTCCTTCATGCGGCAGACAGCCGCAAAACAATCAAAAACGCGGCAAAAGAACAGGCAGACAGATTATTTTCAGTTATGGAAGGGGCTGGCGGATAATGGCAAAGGGTTCCTATAATTATAATCCGGCAAATATTAAAGGATTAAATAAAGACCGAATGAGGTTTGAACTGGGAGATACCCAGACCTCCGGCGGTCCTGACACATCGGCATTGACAGACGAGGAGATAGAGGCAGCGGGAGAGGCTTATCCCGCCTCATGGAAACGGGCAAAACTAATGCTTCTGGAAAGTCTGTGCCGTCGGTTTGCGTATGAGCCTGATACAAAAACAGGTCCGCTTACATTGTCTTTTCATGACAGGGCAAAGCTCTGGAAGGAAGATTATGAGGCTTTAAAAAAAGAAGTAAAACAGGAAACTGCTGCCTCTTTTGTTTCTGATTTTGCAGGCGAGGCAGGAAGAAAACCACCATATTTTTATACTGGTATGCAAAGGAATGAAAGGACAGGGGCAAAATGGTAAATGCGAGGGTGATGTATTTCCGCCCCGGAAATCTTTTTAAGGAATTTATTATTGAAGGAAATAAGCAGAAGGTTGTTTCGGCAGGAAGAGTGGTCAATGATTTTTCTGGGGACGGAAGCAGGAGATTGAAAGGCTGTCTTGCGCAGGCGACAGAGGAAGAGAAAACAAGGCACAGCCTTCCAGACCATATCGTGACACATACGGTTGTCCAGAGCGGACCGCCAGAAGCTAAACGGGCAGACAGGCTGATACTTGGAAACCGTGTTTTTTATATTACAGATATAGATGAAGCTGGTATGCTTGGAATTGCAACGATTTATTATGCGGAGGAAAGGGAAGGGCTGAAATGAGCGATATAAAACTGTGGGCAGACGGAAGCGGGAAAAGCCCCGGAAGTACTGTACATGCCAAAGTAAAAGATTTGAAAGAAAATATCAATAGGCAGATACTGTCAAGAAGCGCAAGAATAGTAAATGCATTAAGAAGTGCTGAACTGCGGGTGCTGAAAGGGGAAAGAACCGGAAAAGTTTATCGGAAATATCCATATAAATCTACATATCATGCTTCTGCTCCCGGAGAGGCTCCGGCGCGCCGTTCTGGAAATTTGAGGCTTCACTGGAATGGCCAGGTGCAAAAGAAAGCATCTTCAAATGGCGTATCCGTTGTTGCCGTAATCGAAAGCGGAGAGAAATATGCATATTATCTGGAGAATGGAAAAGGCATGGCTCCAAGACCATTTGTAGAGAAAATCAAAGAAGAGGCAAAACCAGAAATTGACCGTATTTTGAATGAGCCATATTCATAGGAGGTAGAAGATGTCATTAATCACCAGACAGCAGACAACACTGTTTGATTTATCACAGATAAAACAAGGCTATCTGCTTTATGCCAGACATTATACATGGGAGAAAGGAAAATCCGGGTTTGTGACATCAGTGACAGAAAAGAAACTGACAGTCCAGTATCATCCCGGTATTGGAAATATCACGAATCATTTTTTCATTCCCGTCAGCGAAGCGGCAACGGGAGAATGGGAAATCCGGTGGTCGGCAGATTTGACAGAGGTGTGGGAATATAAACCGCGGGAAGATGAGAAAGAGGAAGGTGAAGAAGATGAAACTGGAGGAACTAATTTATAAAAGATTCACAGAATCAGAAAAATTAACTGGTCAGCTTGCTGTATATTCTGACTGTCCGGCCATATTCTTTCCAGAGGTTCCTTCAGACAGTCAGGAAGGATGGGAAGGGGAAACACAGTATCCCAGAATGACCTACAGCATTGACATGCAGGCGAATGAAGAGAGAAAAAGCGCAGGGACATTAACAGTTTCTTTGTTTTGCCAAAATACGGCGGATATTTTTCCTGATGAAATTGCATTAGGGGTAAAAAACTGTTTGAAGGATGTGCTTTTAAAGGTCGGTGATACATTGCACGCCTTTGCATGGGAAAGACAGGAAGCCTTCTCTATCCCGGAAAAAGAAGAAAATCTCGTAATTGGATGTGATATTCGGTTTGACATACTGGAATATGCCACTCAGGAAACAACGGACCCTGACCCTGTTATGGCTGTAAATCAGTATATCAAGGAATTATTTCCAGAATGTATTGTAGTAGGCTTGGACAGAATGGAAGAAGTAACAGAACCTTCAGAAAAAGCTCCGGTGATATACTGTCGGCTGATGGAGATAGAAAAGGGAAAAGAAACAAATACAGTCGCATGGATGAACGGGAAGCTTGCCGTTCATATTTTATGTCCAGAGAGCGAAACAAGGCTTAAAATAACTGCTGCCATTGCAAATGAGATGGCGCTGGATGGGGAAATTATTATGCTGGATAAATCCCCTATGTTTATCAATAAGCTTCAATGGGACAATAAATCTGACTATCTCAAAGAGGGGCAGATTTTTTTGGATGTAAACTACGGATTATTAAGATACAGGGCAAAGCCGCATGTATTAAGGCAGGCGAAAGTAAAAGAAAATTCAGGAGGTGCTTGAAAATGGCAGGAAATAAAGGAAATCCGGGAATACAGAAACCGGAACGAACATCTGCAGAAGAAGCAGAAATGAAAGCAACAGAAACGGAAGTAAAAGAAGTGATTGAAAGAAAAACGGCGGCAAAGACAGTGGAGCCGATTTATTCTGTCAGAGAATTTGCAGATAACGCAAAACAGCTTTTCGGCGTCAGGAGGGAATGTGTAGTTGCCGCATTAAAATCTGCCGGTATTTCTTCCTGTACAGTTTCAAAGGCAAAAGAAACAGTAAATGCATTTATGAAAAAGGAGGTCAGATAACAATGGCTGGAACATTTATTTTGGGTGAGCAGAAGGTAAGACCAGGAGCTTATTTCAATATCCAGAAGAAAGGTGATAATACGGCAGCAGGCGCGGTGAACGGCGTAACTGCTGTTATTTTTCGCTCTGATTTTGGGCCGCTGAATATTGGTATGGAATTAAGTGCAGAGGACGGATATGAAGAAGTATTCGGGACAGGGCTTACCACAGATGCCATAAAGCAGGCAATCAACGGCGGGGCAAAAACGATTATTGCCTGCCGTGTGGGAAACGGAGGTACACAGGCAGCAGTCAGTCTCCCTGACAGTGAAGGAAATGAGGCGGTTACAGTTTCGGCAAAATATCCCGGTGAAAAAGAGTTTTCCATTACTGTCAGGGAGAAACTTACAGATTCTACAATGAAGGAATGTATTATCCATATTGGAATTAAAGAGTTTGAAAAGGTAGAATTTGCCGCAGGAGAGGGTGAAGCTGCAGCTTTAGTGCAGGCGATGTCTTCCTCAAAAAATTTCAAGGTGCAGGTGGTTTCAGGACAGGAGAAAGCAGAGCTGCAGAATGTATCGCAGGGCATGTTTACAGGTGGAACAAATCCTGCGGTTACGGCAGAGGATTATTCAGAAGCGTTTGTGCAGGTAGAAGCGTTTGACTTTAATACAATCTGTGTAGATACAGAAGATACAGCGGTTCATCTTCTGCTTGCGGAATTTATTAACCGAATATTTGATACTGGTTTGCTGGTACAGGCTGTTGTGGCTGAAAAACATACGATAGATTTGGAAACAAGGGAGGCACATGCGGCGGCGTTTAATGATGAAAAGATGAATTATGTATTAAATGCCCATATCAACGAACAGGGAACAGAGATTGATGGTTATCAAACAGCAGCGCGCCTTGCCGGCATGATAGGCGCCTGCGCTTCCAATACCAGCCTTACTCATACGGTCATTCATGGATTTTCAGAGATTATGGAAAGATTGACAAACAGCCAGATTATTGTAGCGGAAAAAAGAGGCTGTATTGTGTTAAGCTATAACAATGCAAAGCAGGTTTGGATTGATAGTGCGATTAATACACTGATTACACCAGCAGATAATCAAGACGAAGGCTGGAAGAAAATCAGGAGAGTAAAAACCAGATTTGAACTTATCAGAAGAATCAATATAACAGTGGATGCGCTTGTGGGAAAGGTGGATAATGACTCCAATGGCAGAAGTACGGTTGTTAGTCAAATACAGACGGTTTGTGATGCTATGGTAAGCGAATCGAAACTGGTTTCCTGTAAGGCAGCAGAAAGTGATACATATACGGCTGATGGGGACAGTGCATGGTTTGATATTGATGTTGTAGACAAAGATTCTATGGAGCATATCTAT